TCGTAATAGTATTTGCCATATCTCTTATCCAAAAAAAGAGGGTGACCCGAAAGCCACCCCTAATTTATCATCTCTCCTGTGATACAAAGATGTAATCGACAGTCATCGTTTTTGCAGCTGCAGCACCATTCTGGATGCCGAACGAAACAGCAAGTTCTTCATCATCAGGCAGGTTGGTTGTAACTGACGTACCTAGCTTGACATCATCGACGTAGTATTCGATAGCACTTTTTCCGTCGTAATAGAAACCGGCAACCAGCATCGTGGCATCAGAAACAGTCGCGATAGCAGAAGCAGTAGTGTCGCTGCCATCCTTTTCAACATGAAAGTCGAGCGAAGCATCGCCATCGTCTTTCATAAAGTAGACACCGTCAGAGACTGCAAGTGGTGTTGTATCAGTAATCTGCAAACCCATGACGAAATCACTTTGAGTTGCGTCAGATACCGCAAAACGAGCTTTGAAAAAAGTCTTTTTGCCAGCAACGAACTTGAAGGCTTCAGTCTTCAGGTTGAAAAAGTCAGCATCGTTATCAGCATCGTCATTGGTAACTAACAAAAGACCACCAGCTGAAGTAGATGCCAGGGCTTCCGTAGCAGCACCGGAACCAGCTTCAGTCGTAGTAATAGTCCAGTCACCTGAAACGTATTCAGTGAAGTCGTTGAAGTAAGTGATCCACTTCGTTGGATCCGGCATTCCATAGTATCCAGTATTGGATGTTTTTGTGGCAGTGCCGACGCCACTGGTAAATCTTGTGGGAGTTCCCATTGTCTTGTTCTCCTTAGAACGTCCTAAAAAAGGACGTGGCCCCCGTTAAGAGGCCACGTTCCAAAGGTTGGCTTATGCGCCTTCCGAACCCCAGATTGCTCTCCAATCAGACCAACCACTTGAGAAACGCATGTACCCAGAGTACAGGTCGTTCTTGGTGGCGAAGTCATCATCGTTCGCAAATTCGGGTTTGGTTCGCCACAAGTGAAACATACCAGGAACATTCGAGCGAATGAACCATTGGTCGGTATCGGTCAAATAATGATTTACCACGATACCACCTGGGAATACACCCTGGCTTCGAATCACGTTGATAGCGTTGTTTGCCGTGTCATTCTGCAGATTTGAGCCCAAAATGCGATTAGCATTGAAGAGATCATTCGGATGAATAACTAACGACTTAGGTTTGACCTGAATCTTCAGGCCACGGTCGTCAACTGCCTTCGACATCTGGACTACCAGATCTTCGATGGAAGTTTCAGACAAGTCGGCAGCGGTAGACAGCTTGTTGCTGTCGGTGCCACCGTTAATGCGCGGATGCGCGGTACTTAAAAGCACGACACCGTCTGCTCCCGTATAGGAAGCGTTGGTGGCGCGGTTAAGATGGTTTGCATCAACCGTCTCAACGGTTTGCTGCATAGAGCGGGATACTGCCTTGATCCGTTGGGTTGCAACTTCGACATACTGAAGGTCGTCTTTTGCTTCCCTAGTGATCTGGAAACCAAGTGCATACGCGACGTGCGTAAAACGCTTGTTGTATCCTTGCTGTTCTGCATCGTAAGTGAGCGCAGCACCTTGTGCCTTCTCCGGTGCGAGACCGTAGTAGGTAACTTGCTGCATCTCTTCGAATGCCTTATCAGAACTAATGCTATCGAAGATCTTGGAATATTCTTCATCCCAGTCCCCGTGCATCGATTCTGACCAGACCTTGAGTAACCCAGGCCATAATAGTTTTGGGTGAGTCTGTGTGGTTGTAATAGCCATTTATTCCTCTCCCCTATACGCCTGCGCCGGTTGCTACGTCGTTAAACGCATGCTCGTTGATCATCACCCACCAGTCACATTGATCACCTATCGCATTGTCCGCTCTTGGTACCGCTGCAATGATGCGAAGCTGTGCGACAGCTGTTTTAATGTCTGATGAATCAATTTCGTGAGCAGAGATGCCTGTAGTAGTAGAACCAGAACCTGCAATGATATCGGCGTTACTTCCGATATTCGCAAAGGTCAAGGCAGAACTATCTGAGTCTTCCTGGACTTCAAAAATAGTCCAAGGATCATCACAGACCAAGATATCCCCCGCTGTAGAAGCGGGTAGATAGCGACGAGTCAAGTCTCCGTAGTCTCCAAGAACTCCGACACACACCCCAAGGATGCTTCCACCTGCAGCAGCAGGTGCAACATAACCATCAGCTTCGAGTTTTATAAAATCTCCGAGAAAGATGGCAGTGCCGTTACTGGAGTCAACAGACCACTTGTTCGCCACATTTACGGGGCCACCGTCCATTCGTTTGACTGGACGCGCTCCGCGAGGATTGTCTACATTTGCCATGTGACATTTCTCCTGTGGTTAGCAAATCAGCGACGACCTATCTCCACGTTGCCGTGAGAAAAGTCACCACTTTCTTTGCTTCGTTTAAGTTGACTTTCGACCTCTAAGAGGTCGCTCTCTTTATCTGCCTGGTCTTGCTCGTAAAATTCTTTCCTCTTTTTGAGCAAGTAGGCATAGAGTGGTTTGCCTTCCACCTGACCAACAATTCGGGCAATATGGTCTCCTAATGCCAATTCCGGGGTTACGTTGGGGTCACCCACTATTGCGCGACCATCCTGGTCGGAAATTTCTTGAGTACTGACAAAATCCCAATCATCGAAATTCGTCAGCATGTGAACACGGTTGTTCATGTCATTAACCCACCTGGTTACATGTCCATCAATTGGTGGTGCATACAACTTGTACCGTGTACCGTCGATTTTTTCTTTATCCCTTCGACGTGTCGGGCCTTTCTTGGGTCTACCTCTTTGCATTTCCTCTGCTCCCAATAAAAAAGCCACCCGAAGGTGGCTTGCGGTGAATGAATTAAAACCTAGATTTCAAGTACGTCTTTGGCGTACTTCTCTCGATCCTTGTTAGTAAAGATATCTCGTTTTACCAAGTCGTTAAACGTCGCCTCTGCTTCCGGATACTGTGCCTTTAGTTGTGACCAGGCACTGTTTCCTTTGCCAGCAGCTGGACGGTCCGGAGACACTGCAGCTGGTTGAGGTTTGTTATTTGCAAACTTGGTTGGGAACTGTGTCCTCACTAATTCCTCCACCGTATCGTAATAGTTGTCTGGATCAATCTGTGGGTTGGCGTTTGCCAGGTTTTGACCTACCGTGTTTGCGTAGGTCTGCATCGCAAGATCTGATTGATACCAGGAGTTGCGTTCCATAAACTTAGTCAACCCTGATTGGAAATCTTGATGACGACGGGCCACTTCTGGATCCGGTTGTTCCGGAATGCTCCGCAGCTGCTGATCAACGACATTGAACTTCTCCGCATCACCCTCTTCAACTGCTTGACTGCGTTCCCGCTGTAATCTGTCCCTGGCAGCATCTGTTGCTGCCTTGATCTGCTGTGCCTGGTTAACACCCATGCTTCGGAGTTCACCAGTAAGGCCATCAATCTTCGATTTCAGATCAAGGATTTCACTTCCCTTGTCCTGAGAGATCGACTGTGCTGCACGGATGAAATCTTCCGCTGGCCTCCATTGATCTGGATCACCCTTCCACTCTTCTTGATCTGCCCAGCCCATATCACGGGCCAGACCTTCTACAGTAGTTTCCTCTTTATCCATCCTTTTCCTCCAGGATTGCTGTGATGTCGGAATCTGTTACGACTCTCAGTTTTTCAGAACCGACCTCGATTTCGTAACCGGCGTACTTAGCCATTGCGACAAGATCACCTGGATGAGGAATCGCATGAGAAACATCAACACCAAACTCTTTCTCATGCTTCCTCTCTGCTTCGAATGCCAGCGGACCTACCGCAATGACCTCCGCTTTAATAGCTGCCAGGTCGTATCTCTCGGCTTCGCTCTCCGGGATTACGATACCTCCCTCAGTAACTCGTTCCGCTTTCAGAGCGCGGACTACTAACTTCTCTCCTACTGGTTTGATCCTCATTGATGTCCTCTATGATCAGTTGAACGTCCTCGAGACCTCTGTACTCACCTACGAGTTTAGAATGATCGACCATATTGTCTACACTGACCATTCGTTCCAGAATTCGTCCCCGTCTTTTCTGAATGAGTGCAAGTATTTCCTTAGTAACAGGACTTGCTTGCCACTCCCTAACTTCGTCCCTGTCCAACCTTACGCTTCTCTATTTCGTGTTCCATTGCTACCTTGACCTCCTTGAGTGATATATCACGCTGTTTGACTTCATCATCGATCGCCTTCGATTTAATGGTGGCCTGGTCTTTTTCTGCATTCGCCTGAGTCTTCACCCATTCTCTCTGGGACTCATCCTGTGCAACCTGCATATTAGCCTCGGTCTCAGCTTGCTGTGCCTGTGCCTGTGGATCCTGGAACTCTCCAGGATGCAGCAGGGTTTCTAAACCTTCGACCTGGAGTGCTTCTAGGAATCTTTTTTCTGCTTCCAACATGCCCTCGTTGCCATAGAGATGTGGTGCAACGGTTGCTCTTTCGATCAAGGCTTGCGCCTTCATCATCCTCTGGGTTGCAGAAACGATGTTGGGATCCGCGACTGGCACTACCATGCCTTTCATATTTTCGAACATCTCAGGATCAATGTATTTCAGTGAGAGTTCGAACCACATACGGAACTCATTTGTCATCGATCTGAATGTTCTCTTGTAGATAGCAGAGAACACCTGCATCCCCTGTTCCAGGGAAGCCATCATTGTGGTCGCAGCGGTGTTCTGTCCTGGCATCTGACCCATCATTGCTTCTGATACGGACCCAATCCTCTGACCGGCGTCAATCAGTAAACCAAGAAGGTTGAACAGAGTGCCAGATGGTTCTTTAATAGGCCACGGGAAGACACCCTTTGCCAGTTCCTCGGCATCAGCATCTGTCCGGTGCCAGCGTCCTGGTTGAATGTCCAGGTTGCCAGAACGTATCCGTATACCTCTCGACAACAGTCCTCCCTGGACGTTCGAGAGCGTACCGGCATCAATCAATTGGTTAAGAATGGAGTTGACTGCCTCGTTGTTCGGAGTCAACAGTACTCCAAGACCAATGTCGTAGATGGATCCATCCGGTGAAGGTATGAATCCGTACTTGACGAAATATTCCTCTGGTTTAATCCGGGCTATCTTGTAGCCCATTTCAAGAAGATCCGTATTCGTTGCCTCGATAACATCTCCTTGACGGGCAAAAAACATAGTGTCGAATCTTGGGAATACTCTCAGAACCTTTTCGTCAACAACCCATACGACATACGGTTCCGCATATCCATCATCATCCAGGTCGATCCAGCAATGGACTTCGAGAACGACAAATTCCTCTGATGCCGGTGGTTTCTCGAATCCATGTATCTCATCAACCGTTTTTGCGTAATCTCTTTGTTCCTTGTCTGTTGGTTGTACTTCCACCCTACGGAAGTAATCCATCCGGAACATTTCTTCCAGTTCGTTTTCGGTGTAAGAAAGAACATGCGTCTTGCGAACTGCTGATTCAATGGACTTTGCGTAATAGTCCACAACAAAATTCTGTGGCAGCACCACCTGGGACCGGTTCCTTTGCAACTGAGGATCGTAGAAGACTTTCTTTACCACGAATCCAACCAGGGGCTGGATCATTAGCAGCTTGTCGTGTTCCTCTTCCCATTCGGAGGACTCTTCCATGATGGACCAGTTGAGTGCTTTTTCTATGTACTCTAACTTTTCGTCTCGGACTCCATCGAAAGTTTTAATACGAACGACTTCCTTGCCAGGCACAAGAGCGGGATAAGCCCTTGCGTTGTACTGCATTGCCGTCGTCGTAATCAGGGGATACTTGACGTTCGAGGCACCTTCCCAGGGCCAGGACTTGCGCTCGAAGTACTGCATTGCCAGTTTGAGTGCTTCGGCGTTTCTATCTTCCCACTCTTTTCTCGAATTGAGATCATCCCGGTAACCTTTGGCGCACATAGTACCGACTTCGTCCAGGGTGCCAGCGGGTAGGTGGTCAGCGAGGTTTGCACCTTCGTCTTTCAGTTCAATTATTTTGCTAAACCGCATTTAGTATCCTGTATAGAGATTGCGTCCGAATCCCATGTTCCAGACATCGTTTCGATATTCCTCTTCCGCTAATTCTTCGTCAGTTGCGGGAGAAACGAGTTTCTGCACTCCGTATGCCATGAGTCCAAGAGAGTCCACATCGTCCTTGTACGGGCCTCTGGGGAACTGCAGCATGTTCCTTTTGAGGTCCGGGAACCAATCAGCTTCGAGCGGAAACTTGACGCCTCCAGCCCTGGTCATTGCCTGTAAAGGAGAGGCACGGGACTCTTTATCCTTGGACGGTGTCATCGGGTGCAGCGTAAAGTAGACGTTGTCCTTCCTCATCCGCTCGTAGATCTGCGGACCGATAGCCCTTGCAATGTTCTCAGACTCCAGGAAGAAGTCCTGGATGTCATATCTCTTAACCAGGGAAAAGAGTTCATCGATGATGATCTTTGAATCCCATCGGCCTTTTCTCCTGTCCCTGACCTGCAGGGTTCGTTTCTCGTCCATTCCCGCTGCGAAGAGAACCGTATAGGCAGCACGGTCTTTCTGCGAGATGGCGAGATCTCCGGATCCATACCAGGTGAGATGAGAGTCCCAGTCGTCTCCATCAATAGGACTTAGATCCTGTTCCCGGAAGTAGGCCGTTGACTTCGATATTGGCTGGTTCAGGTATTCCTGACCATAAACCTCGGGAATTCCCTGTTTCAAGTAATCAGAAGCAATCGACTTTAGTCTCTTCTCTGGGAATTTCTCGGGCCACAACATTTCCGAATAGTCGTCTTCATCCGGATGAGCGCGAAAGCGAACAGCGACCCAATTCCCATAGAAGTAATCCTTGAGTGCTGTCCGGATCCCCTCGTCCTTCGGCATCAGGTTCTCCAGGAGGGAGTCGAAATGGAGAATGGTGCCTACCACACGGTAAACACAGTCATCGCTGCCAGCGGGTAACACAGACCCGTAGAACCACCTTTTCAGCTTGGAACGTCTTGTGTCGGAGGAGACCAGTTCTTCGTTTTCCAGGTCGTCCACAACAATGATGTCAGGACGGGTTCCCCTCCACTTCTTACCTCTTATCTTCTGCTCTGCGCCCCTGGCGATGACACGACAGGCATAACCGTCTTTGAAGCTGACGATCATGTCGGTAGCTGCATCCTTGGTGATGCGATCGATACCGTACATGTCGCAAAGAAGCTCGTTCTCCCTGAACTCGGTTTTAAGTTCGTTCAGGAACTCCGCTGCCTGGTCCTCCGTATCGGAAAGAACCATGGCGTACTTTCTTTCCCGGTTTACCAGGGTTGTAATCAGATAGGAACCAGTGACCGCAGTGGTCTTCGCATGCCCCCGAGGGGCTGCGATGGCTACCTTGGGATAATCAGAGCAACACAGTTCCCAAAGTTCTTCGTGAAACGCTGGCGTTGGTTTTGGATTGTTATATCGTTGTGCGAGGACTGTTTGCGCCAGCCCTGAGACCATCTCCCTAGTAACTTTCAAAAGCCACCCGTAAAACCACCACCAGGCAATTCTCGGAAAGTTCCAACACCATACGTTGGTTCATACGCTGTAGCAGGTCGTGGTTTCGGTTTTGCCGGTGTAGTTCCAAACACAATAGCATTCTCATTCTTTCGGTTTTGTGCTACTGCTGCTGCTGCAAGACCACGGTCAAGGCCGGGATTGTTTGTCACCATGTTTTCAACCGTTTCACGATCTACTTGCTCTCGTGATTTTGATTTCCCAGTTTCTTTCGGTGGTTTAGCAGTATGAACTGCTTTCACATTTTTTATGCTACTGGTTTTTTCGGATACAACCTTGACTGGTTCGTCCGGTTCTGATTCCCGTGCCGGTGCATGTGTTGCTTGCGCTTGGGGGCTTTCCCTGCTCGACTTTATTGGATCGTTACCTGCACCATAGGTGTAACCCCCGATACCGTAGATCTCTTTGAACTTCTCTACTTGTTCGCTAAAGGTGCCTACTCCTTCCAATTGTTTGTAGAAGTCCCACTGAGACCATATGCCAGGCTGTTCAGTTGATCGTCGAGGCGTACCGTCTGGGTATACGTCTGGAGGACCAGCAGGATATTGCGCCATCTTTGCCTTTTCAAATTCATTCGGCACATAACCTGAAGCAACTTTTCTCGGATCATAAGGAAAGGGTGCAGTGCCTTTACCCTGGGATGCGTTGTAAAGCATCCATGCCATTGCAGCAGGTACTCCTATCGGGAGAACTTGTCCCAGGAGGGACTGGATTGTACTCGCTAGACCTGTCGCAGCAGCAGGAGCGGTTGTGGCAGCTGGCGTACCAAGACCTGCACCTGCACCACCGAGAAGACTGGTTAAAATACTTGAAAGGTCGAATCCACCAGCGGACGCAACCTGGGTTCCCGCTGGGGTAGTAGGGGTTGTCGGTGTTACTGGGGTAGTCGGTGTTGCCGTGGTCGGAATATTGACATTTGGGATATTTACCCCTGGAATATTTACTGTCGTTCCAGCACTCGGTGTTGCTGCAAGGGAAGCGAGTTGTACTTGCGGGAAACTCGTTTGCAGATCATAACCAGGGATCTGTGAAAGACTCGCGCCAGTCGCTGTTGGCATGAGCATGGTTGTCTGCATGGCAGGTCCAGTCACAGCACCTGTTGCGTCCCCGTCACCACCTTCGACCACGATTCTGGTCGGGTCTTGTTCGTAGAACGGGAGACCTTCTGGTCTGCCAGTAATATCTAATGCTTCGGGTTTGAATCTATCTGCGTATGCCATAAAAAAAACCGACTTATAGTCGGCCTACTTGTTGACTTCTAATGGTTTGAAAGATGCTGCTGCAAATTGATCGCCATGTTTTACCCAGTATCCAGTGTAACCAGCTTTCTTGATTGCAGCCTCATATCTATTTATTTGGTCTGAAGGATCCATCGATCCGTGAGGCCATAATCCATCTGGATCTTTACCAAAATCATACAACTCGCTCGGATCAATTGTCGCTGTATAAACTTTAGGACCGAGACCAGCTTCTTTTCTATATCCTTTGAGACCGTAATAAGTTCTATCTATCCAAGTCTCTGGAAATGCTGCTTTTCTTTCTCTTTCAGCACCTCTAAGTCCGGTGCCGTGTAAGGATGGATCTAAAGTTTTTAGGTCTTGAACATTAGACCAATGGGTAAGGATTAATTTACCTTCGTGCTGATGCCCTATTGTTTCTTCTGTGATTCCAGAATAGCTTTGTTGGCCTCCGCGAATACGGTGTCCACCGCTTTCCTCAATTCTGCCATACGCTTCTCCTCCAATCGACTGACGCCGTTTTCCGGTAATGGTGTTGAACTGCTCCCAAGGTCTTTTTCTCCCGGTAACGGTCTCGATGGCCTCATCTGTGGCCTGGAAAGTCTGTTCGCGGAGATCTTCCAGCCCTGCTTGTATAGCGGGTCGTCGTCCGACGCCCAAGCTGTCGAGAAAAATTCTCCCTGTAGTGTCTCGTTCGTGGTAGTTTTCTTCGCCATGAAAAACAGCCTCACTTCTAAAAATTTTGCCTACACCGCGTAATCCGGTGGCATCACCGGCAGATTGTAAGGATTCATGCACCATTTGTCGAATCCGCGCTTCCATTGCCTGTTGGGATTCAATCGTCTTTGAGACCATTCCCCTCGGACTCACCCTCGGCTGTCTCTCCAAATAGAAGACTATACTGCGTTCTCTGTGATCATAAGACCACCCAGTAACTGACTTTCCTAAACTCTTAGACAGGGATTGACCAAATGTCTCTAGGCTTGCTGGAGTCGCATCCCCTTCCTCGATTTTAATGTGCAGACTCGTAGTGTTACCGGTCTTGAGGTTTCTAGCGCGTATAAGTTCGTTCTGCTGAAAGACATACCCGAATGCATCGGCTACGTCAGCTGCCCTTTCCGGAGAAGTAAGAACATCCAGGTAGATATTCGGCACTGCTGGATAATTCAGGTACTTGCCAATACCTAGACTGTAATCCCCTCGAACCCCGAAAAGTTCAAAAATCTGTGGAGCAATCTGATCGAAAACACGTCTTGTGATTAATGCCTTGTCATTGAAATTGACATCTTTCAGTGTTGAACCAAACCTTTGGTCTGCAAGAGATCCAGGGGCAAAAACAAGTTCTGTCGAAATTCGTTGGAAGTTGCCCTGGAATGCTTCCTCAATAGTCTCGACACCACCACCATAACGATCGCCAGTATATTTCCAATCGATTGCCTGTATCTGGGCAGGAGTCCAATTACCTCCCATGAAATTCTCACTATTCGCCATCTCAGAAAAATCATTCCATTTCTGAGATCCATACTCGTACTGCGTATCCAGAGGTCCACGCTTTACATCGACTTTAAGATCTTTCGCCTGGTCGCCAAATTCTGCAACTAGCTGTTTTTTGAGTTTTTCATCAACGAAACCAGTACCACGCGTACTGTGTATATCGACTGTTGCTGGTGCGCCACCTTCTGGCTTATCTCCCATCCAGCTGCGTGTTTCCCTTTCGTAAGCAGAATCTACGAAATCAAACAACTTCTGACCGGCACCCTCCATGCTCTCGTCTAATTGTTCGCCTAAGAGGTGCCTGAGAATTAGTTCTTCATTAAGACCGGCAGTCTTCTCTTGAGGCATATCCCTGGCTTTATCTACTGCCCTCAAAATATTCGTTAATGCATCTTTGGGACTCGCGTTTTTATTTGCCAGGAGAAAACCAAACATATAGATCTCTCCCACGTCCTCACCAAAATACCGATTAAAGGTCGGCAATGCCTCCGCATACCAAGCACGATATTCCTCTACGTCTGTCGGTGAAAGGGCTAACGCCCTTTGCTTCCAATCGTCGTAGGTAATGTCTCCGACGACCCAAGGTTCAACATCTGGAGCGGTAAGTACTTGACGTTCATTCTTTGGCTTACCGACCGCAGTGCCTTGTCTTTTTAACTTCAGCCTTAACCTATCTAATGCTTTTTTAAGATCCGGTTTTATCTTGAAGTTGCCACGAGAAAGGCCCAGAAGCATATAGAGAGGTTTTTCGAACTCTGCCTTTGTTGGTCCCTCTCGATCCCGAACCCTATTGGTAAATGGAAACGTCTCTGCGTCATATCCCATCCTACTTGCCAGCGCATCCACTCGTTCGTTCCACAAATCCGTTCTACGTTGGGCATGTGGAAGCAGATAATCCGCAGCCTGGCTTGCTGCACCCTTGAATAGAGGATCTACTAAAGCCCGTGTCATGCCGTAAGAACCGAGAAGAGGGCTTACACCCATCAAATCTGCGCTGGATTCGAGTTCACCTTTAACAGCTGTTGGGTATCCAGAAAGGAATTCCATTCCCCTGGTGTCCGCATGTCTTAATGTCTGGGACTCCTGTGGAGTGAATCTCTCTTTATATTTGGTAGCAGTATCGACCATCTTTTATTTTTGTAGCAGCGTAGGACCGAGGGTCCGGCGAAATTGCCGGGCGACGTTTTGGTCCCCACCGGCCTGTTCCCCACAATAATGGATTGTTTACTAAAAAACTGGCACCGAATCCCCACTGACACTGGGCCT